ATCGAGGAGACCCGTGAGGTTGGTACTGAGGAAGAAGAATCTGAGAGTGCTGTTGAAGCACTGATGAAGGCGCTAGGTAAGGGTGTAGAGGAAGATTAACCTTTTCGGTGACTACGAACCCTCCCGTAGTCACTCTGGGGTGGGCTGAGGTTGCAAACTTGGCTCACCCGCTTATATACACTAGGAGGGATACTGGAGGGTATTATGAAGTATTGTAACACGTGTAAAAAAGACAAGCCTCTGAGCGATTTTAACAAGCACAAGAGGATGCGCGATGGTTTAGCTAGTCAGTGCCGAGACTGTAAGAAAATCGCTGACGGCGAGTATCGAGCAGAGAACCCTGAAAAGATCGCTAAGAGTAAAGCCAAGTGCTATCAGAAAAAGAAAGATCAATATAATAAAAAGTCTCTTGAGTGGGTACGAAACAATCCGAAGGCCAGAAAAGAGATTGCAAACAAATCCTATAAAAACAACCGAGAGTCCAAGCTAGCTTATTCTGCTGAATACCGCGCACAAAATAAAAACAAGTACAAGGTTTGGATAAAAGAGTGGGTTAAAAGGAACAGAGACTTAGATCGCGCTAAACATGCTAAACGGAGGGCTGCAAAGTTATCCGCCACCCCTGATTGGCTATCAAGAGATCAACTTTACGAAATACAAAATTTTTACTCTTTGGCGAGAGATTGTGAAGTAATCACAGGGGAATCCTACCATGTAGATCACATCATCCCCTTGCAAGGTAAAATCATTTCAGGTTTGCATGTGCCTTGGAACCTCCAAGTGTTACCTTCCGACCTTAATCAAAGTAAGAGCAATAAGTATGACCCCGACCTTTACGGCTCAAGATTTAAGGGACCTACCCGACGATCAGGTTAAACAAGCCCTAAGTCAGCTAAGCCCTGCCCAGATTAAGGAACTTCAGTATGACTGGAAATTTTGGGCTAGACCTGACCAACTAGAGCCGGATGGTGACTGGAACAACTGGTTCATTTGTGCGGGGCGCGGATATGGCAAGACTCGAGCTGGTGTAGAGTGGGTTCGAGAGCAAGTTAAGTCGGGTAAAAAACGTATTGCCGCTATTGCGTCAACCAACTCAGACATCCTCCGTGTTATGATTAAAGGTGAGTCAGGTTTCCTTAATGTTTGCCACAAGAATGACAAGACACACAAAGGTAAACTGATAGGGTTTCCTCACTGGTCTCCCACTAAAAGAACCTTATCTTGGCACAAAGACGGTGATCACACTAAAGCTGAGGTAGCTACAGTAGAATTCTTCTCTAGTGAGGAACCCGAACGCTTGCGTGGCCCTCAATATGAATGTGCTTGGTGTGACGAGTTGGCTGCGTGGAATAATGCTGAAGATACTTGGGACATGGCGCAGTTTGGTTTGCGTCTAGGTAAGCATCCAAGGGTTTGCATTACCACCACACCAAAGTCAACTGCATTAGTCCGTAGGTTGATGAAAGACCCTAAAACTTGTGTTACTACGGGGTCTACATTTGATAATGCTGCCAACCTTGCCGAAACATTTGTCCAAGCAGTCAAAGACCAGTATGAAGGTACTCGTCTAGGACGCCAAGAACTCTACGCAGAGGTGTTGCTTGAGAACGAAGGGGCACTCTGGACAGCAGACATGATTGATGCCTGTCAGGTCTCTAGAGATGATGTTCCTGAAATAGTCCGCAAGGTTGTTGCTGTTGACCCTGCTGTAAGCGCCAACGTCGAATCGGACTCCACTGGTATTGTGGTTGCTGGGATTGACATCAACGGCAAGGCATATGTCCTTGGGGACTACACCTTCAAGGCTTCCCCTGAGACTTGGGCCAATAAAGTTGCCGATCTTTACCACGAGTTTGAGTGCTCTAGAATCGTCTACGAGAGTAACCAAGGTAAAGACCTTATACCCTCCCTCTTCAAAACTGTTGACCCGAATCTGCCGCTCAAAGGTGTTCACGCAAGTAACGCTAAGATCGCCAGAGCAGAGCCTGTGAGCGCCCTGTATGAGCAAGGTAAGGTATTCCACGTCAGGAACCCTGAAGACGCTGACGCAAGCCTCACAGAGCTTGAAACACAGATGACCACCTATGAGCCAATGGGTCGTCACAAATCTCCTGACCGATATGATGCTATGGTGTGGGCACTTACTGAGTTGATGCTCAAAGGGGTCTCAAGACCGAAACTCAAGTTAGCTTACTCTAATGCTGAATCCCTAAACAACTTCGCAAGGTAATCTTAATGGCTTCTGAAAAGAAACTTTCTAAAACCGAAGGCATGAAGACCCTTGGGGTTGCTGGGCAGAATGTAAGCAACGGCAACATCCGTTCTGATGAGTTCCTTCCTGAGTTGAAGGGTCAAAGGGCTATCCGCAAGTTCACTGAAATGCGTGACAATGACCCTACCATCGGCGCAGCTATGTATGCTGTTGAGCAGATGCTCAGGGATGTGAAAATCAAGGTAAAACCTGCGGACCCTGACTCCGAGGGTGCCAAGAGAGAAGCCGATTTTGTAGAGAGTGTCCTTGAGGATATGGACCACACTCTTGATGACCATATTAGTGAAGCCCTTGGGCACTTGACCTATGGCTTCTCTTGGTTTGAGGTTGTGTATAAGAGGCGTATCGGCCCCACTGAAACCAACCCTAAGAAGCACTCCAAGTTTACTGATGGCCGTATTGGTGTCCGTAAGATTGCACCTCGTGCCCCTTGGACTATCTCTAAGTTTGACGTAGACCGTAAGACAGGTGATGTACTAGGGGTTCACCAACGTCAAGCTCGTATGGGTGGAGAAAACTACATCCCCCTTCGCAAGAGCCTCTACTACCACACTACTGCCATCAATGGTGATCCATCTGGTCGTAGTATTCTACGCAATGCTTACACGGCTTATGAGCGACTTAAGAACATCCAACAGTATGAAGCTATTGGTATTGAGCGTGAACTGGCAGGTGTTCCAGTCCTGACAATCCCTGCTGATTATCTCTCCGAGGATGCCACTGACGAACAGAAAGCCGTTAGGAAAGAACTTGAGCGTATCGGTAGAGACCTGAAGTTCAATGACCAAGGTTATGTGATCCTCCCAAGTGATACTTACACGGATTCTGAAGGGAAACCTAGTAACCACAAACTCATGGACTTCAAACTGGCTGCTTCTGAGGGGTCTCGAAACATTGACCTTGATCCCGTCATTAAGCGTTATCAGCACGACATTGCCCGGAGTTTCCTGACGGAATTTATCATGTTGGGGGTTGATGGTGGCTCCTATGCTCTGTCCAAAAGCAAGACTGATCTCTTCCTCAGGGCACTTGAAAGCTACATCCAGTCCATTGTCGATGTTCTCAACCGTCAGCTTGTTGAACGCCTCTGGCAGTTGAATGGCCTTGACTACAGCTTGATGCCGAAGATTACTGCTGGTGACATTGCACCCCACGACTTGAAGGAACTCGGGTCTTACCTAAGGAACCTCAACGGTGCTGACATTTCCCTTGCTGACCAGACAGACATCGTTGATTCCTTGCTAGAGAATGCTGAACTCCCCGCCCTTGACCGTGATACTTACGAAGAATCCCGTAAGAGGGCACGCCGGACAGAATCAGCCCGTGCAGACTATTACGACGATGATACCGCCCCCGGTGACGGTTCCCAAGAAACCGAAGATGATGAGGAAAACTCTGTCGGTGGTAACGCAGGGGACGAATAGGAGACTTTATGACTAAATATATTCACCTGCAAGACATGCTGTTCAATCAGCCTCACCTCTGCACACCACAATATGCTGAGACTGTTCTTAGTGTTGTTGGTGACAAACTCGGGGTTGATACTTCAGCCTTTGGCGTCAGTGGGGAAGAAAAAGAGAACCGCAACCCCAATATGGTTGGTGACACCTACGTTATGCCCATCATTGGCTCTATGGTTCATCGTGGTGGTTCTCTTGATGCCTTGTCAGGTATCCAATCCTACCAGTCGATCCAGAGTGAACTACAAGAGGCTATCGACAACCCTTCGGTAAAGCAAGTAGTTCTGGACATTGACAGCCCCGGTGGTTCTGTTGCTGGTGCTTTTGACCTCAAGGATTTTATCAGCGAGGCAAAGGAAAAGAAGCCAATCTATGCTATGGCTAGGGACAACATGTGTTCTGCGGCTTACTTAATTGGTTCTGCTGCCACTGAGGTCTATGCTACCCAGACAGCTCAAGTTGGTTCTATCGGGGTTGTGGCAATGCACATGGACCAGTCGGAAGCCAACAAGAAGCAAGGCGTAAAGCCGACTTTTATTTATGCAGGTGATTACAAGACAGCGGGCAACCCTCACGAGAAACTGGAGGGCGATGCCCTTGAGTATCTCAAGGAGAGTGTTGAAGACGCTTACCAGATGTTTGTCAGTGCAGTCGCGGAGAATCGCGGCCTTGACGAGCAAGCAATCCGTGACACTGAAGCACGGGTTTACCGGGGTGAAAAGGCCGAAGAGATCGGTCTTGTAGATGGGGTTAAATCCTATGACACACTCCTTGAAGAACTCGCCAATAACAGCCAACAGCGAGTTTACTCCTATCAGTCTATCAAAGGTGATAACATGACTAAAGAAAGTGAAAAGCTGGAGGCTGACACCGCTCAGATTTCGGCTGAAGTTGATGCCCTGAAGGCAGAGAACGAGGGCCTTCGTAAAGTCCTTATTGATAATGGCTTCAAGATTACCAAAGACGGTGTTGAAGCCCCTGAGGTAAATCAAGAAACCCCCAAGGAAACCCTTGAAGTGAACGGCAAGGCTGTTGACCTTTCGGCTATGCCCGAAGAAGCCGCTGCCGCCCTAAAGGATATGGTTGCTGCCCAAGAGGACAGCGAACTGGAAGCCAAAGCCAAAGAGATGTTCCCAAACATGGACATTGCTGCGGCTAAAGAGTTTTCTAAGGCAGACTTTTCGGAAGAAGCTATGAGTGCCCTCAAGGCTGCTGATGCCCTTATGGCAGAGCAATTCGAGGAATCTGGTGAGGCGGCTAAGGAAGGGGATATGACTGACCCTACCGAGAAGCTCAACGGGATGATTGCCGACTATATGAAAGAACATAACGTGAACGAGGCGAAGGCCACGGCTGCTGTTATGGAAACCTCTGAAGGCCGCAAGGCTTACAACGAATCGAAGAAAGGGGCCTAAAATATGGCTTACAACAACATTCTTGGTGAAGCAGAAACCTATATCGCAGGTACTGACCTCACTGGTAAACAATACACCTTTGTTACCTCGGATGGTGATGAAGTAACAAACACTGGTGCTGGTGAATCTGCCACTGGTGTTCTCTGGAATGAACCCGTCTCGGGTGATGCCGCTACCGTTGTCCGTGGTGGCGAGGTCAATGTCTACGTAGGAACTGGTGGCCTTTCTGTTGGTAATGAGGTTGCTGCCGATGCCGACGGTAAAGCTGTTACCGCTACTTCTGGTGACGTAATCCTCGGGGAAGCCCGCACCGCTGCCGCTGCTGATGGTCTCGCAACTGTGACCTTCTACCCGGTTGCACAATCGGTTAAAGCATAAGGAATCTGAATAATGGCTTTTGATAATGCACCTAGTGCGGTCCATCTGGACCAAATTCTCACCAACCTGACACTCAACTATGTCACTGACCAAAACTTTATTGCCAACCGGGTTTTCCCTGTTCTGGACGTAGAGTATAAGTCGGACGAGTTCTACAAGTTTGACCCTGATGAGGCCAACCGTGAACTCGATGATGACATGCTGCTGGCACCTCGCACGGAACCGCGCAAGTTTGATGTCTCGCATGGTAAAGGCAGCTACATGGCTAAAGTCCGTGGTCTTGCTTTTGACATTGACACGCAGACAGCGGCTAACGAAGACGAACAACTTAACGTCCGCCAGCGTAAAGCCAACGAACTGATGCACAAGATGATGCTGCGTCGGGACCGTGACTTCCTGAACACCTTTATGACTTCAGGCGTCTGGAGTGAAGACCTCGTAGGCGGTTCTGACTTCACTAAATGGTCTGATACTGCTTCCACCCCTATTGATGATATTCGTCAGTGGAAACGTGACTTCCAGATTCGTAACTATGGGTTCAAGCCCAACAAGATGGTTGTCACTCAGGACGTTCTGGACGAACTGATGGCAAACGCCCAAATCCTTGGTCGTATTAACGGTGGTGCTACTATCGGCAACCCCGCTTTGGTTGATATGACCCTTCTGGCCGGTATCTTCGGTGTTGAGGAGGTTATTGTTGCTGATGCAGTGTCAAACACGGCTGCTGTTGGTTCTGCCGCCGCTAAGGACTACATGGTCAAGAATCAGGTTCTGCTGACGTACACCCCGTCGAGCGTTGGTCTTGAGACTCCTGCTTCGGGCATGATCTTTGCTTGGAACTCGATCCCCGGCACCTCTTGGGGTATCACTATGGAGAGCTTCACCGATGACGCCCTCCGTCGCCAACAGATCGCCGAACAGGTCCAAGGCAAGATGGCCTACGACATGCAAGTTGTCGGTCAGTCGCTTGGCACCTACGCCTCGAACGTGATTTAGAAATAAAGAGGGGCACCTGGTGTTTATCTCTTAGGTGTCCCTCCTCTGACTGAAACCCCGACATAAGAGGTTCTTATGAACACTGTTCAGTACGACCGCCCTTTGTTCGTCCGTAACCGATATAGACCTGTTACTTGGAAAGGCCGCTCTTGGGGTTTTCAAGAGAGGTTTCCTTGGGCAGAACTAGAGGTTCCCTACGAAGTCGTGACAACGCTGTTTAATAGCGACCAACTTTACCACAGTGAAGAACTGGAAGTCAAGAACAAGGTAGGTGATCGCCTAAGTGAACTCAACCCCCACCAACTTGGCAAACTCGTCGCTAACCTTAACAAAGTCGTTAAAGACCGTACAGTGACGGACCACGAGTTTAAGCAAAAGAAGTGTAAGGTCTCTAAGATTGCTGATAAACAACGTGGCCTTATTCGCCAGTGGCTTCGGGCTAACCCTTGGGCCACAGAAGAGTTTTACGCTTACCGGGACCAAGCCTTGGGTGAGTGACCATAAGGAGACTTCTTTTGTCCTTTACCTATGACCCTACGAACCTAGACACAACAACCCCGTCTGGTAGACTCAACAGTGTCCGCCTTTTGATTGGTGACACTGATGTAGACTCTCCTCAAGTCCAAGACGAAGAAGTCACTTTTGCCCTACTAGAAGAGGGTGATAACGTCTACAGCGCTGCTTCATGGGTCGCCAAGACTATTGCCGCTAAGTATGCCCGTTATGTTGATGTAGACCTTGATGGTCAGCTTGCCGAGGACTACTCACAGCTACAGAAGCACTACAGTGGTCTAGCAAAGACCCTCAGCGACCTCGCGGATGAAAAGAAGGCTTCCTTGGGTATCGTAGCTGGTGGTTTGAACTCTCGTGAGGCAGCTATGAATCGTAGGCTCCCTAATCGGCCTAAAGGCTTCTACATTGGTCAGTTTGACAATGATGGTGAGGACAATGGATACCTCTGAAAACGTCAGGTTCCTCGTTACCCGCCGGGGCCGTAATGCTACTTTAGTCCAAGATAACCTTAGTGCTTATGACCCAACCACAGGCACTTATTCCTCTAGTTCTGACCCTGATGAATACACTGTCAAGACTTACATGGCTGATTATAAGCTGGATGAGGTAGATAGTGGCACTGTTATTCTAGGGGACCGTAAGGCAATTATGGCTACGGTAGATAATACAGGTATTGCCTTTCCGAAACCCTCAGTCGGAGATACGATCAAAGGTATTGGTGACACTGTTAAGGTTGTTGATACCCAAGAGATTTTTAACAGCAATACCACAGTTGCCTACATCTGTCAAGTGAGGGAATAGCATGAAAGCCCGTGTCAATAGGTCCTCTCTCCAAGGTAAACAAGAGATGTTGCAGGAGAAGGCTGAGGCCAAGGTTAAGGAGGAACTTAGAGAAATTGCTGAGTACGCAACAGCTTTCTCCCCGGTTGACACAGGGGCTTTCGTAACCTCTTGGTCCCTCAAAAATTCCTACTCTAGTGGTCGGGCAGTTTCTTCTAGAGGTAAGCCTCGCAACCAAAACATTGAGGCTAAACAACAAGAGGGTCTCGGACAGCTTTCTGCCGACATTAACGCTATTAGCATATTTGATACCCCTAGTGTCAGCGGCTCTCCTCTGTTTGTGTTGTCCAACGGCGCACCTCATGCTGATGCAGTGGACGAGAGGCACGACATAATGAGAAGGTTGAGGAACAGATATGGCTGACATTACTAGAGACATTAGGGCCGCTTTGGAAACCAAACTCAACAGTATCTCTGACCTCCCTGATGTTGCTTGGGAAAACTGGAACTTCGACCCTAAATCTAATGAATCCTATGTGGAACCTCGCTTGCTTCCTACCCGACGCGAACCGTCACACACAGGATCAAACCCCCAGATTTACTACCGTGGTTTGTTTGTTGTAGATTGTTATGTCCCTTCAGGTGGTCAGGTTGGCCCTTCAGGCGCAGACACCCTAGCAGAGACGATCATCAACGAATTTGAGGCTACTACAGACATCACTACGGCTAACTGTAATATCCACATCCGTAATGCAGAACGAGAGCAAGGTAGGACTAATGGTTCTCATTATATGGTCCCTGTCCTAATCTCTTGGCAAACCTATCAATAGGAGATAGCACATGGCGTGTCCAGCACAAGGTTCTAGGACCAACTTTTCTTACATCGTAGAGTCCACTGCGGGAACTACCCCCAGTGGCAACTTCCAACAAGCCCCTATCACGGGACATTCTCTTGACCTGACCAAAACAACTGTCACTGGTAATGACATTAGTATTATGGATGAGGTTGAGCGTCATGGTAACAAGAGCGTTGCTGGTGACATTAACGTGGACCTTCGGGCCGAGGTATTTGACCCCCTTCTTGAGAGTGCTTTGCGTAACGTATGGGACTCGGGGAGCCCAAATGTTCTGAAGATTGGTACTACACCCAAGACATTTACCTTTGAGGATGCGGCAGCCGACATTGATCAATACCAACTCTACACGGGTTGCACTGTCAATACCATGAATGTCTCTGTCGCCCCCGATCAGATGGTTACATCTACTTTCGGTATCATGGGTTACGACAAGAGTATTGGTGACACTGGACAGACTGTTGATGATTATGACAGGACCATCCAGCCATTTGATTCTCACTCTGGCAGCATTCTTCTCGGTGATAATGGTTCTACGGGTAGTGCGGCAGAGATCACGTCTTTGGACTTCACTTTGACCAACAATATTGAAAATGCCTTCATTATCGGAGATGACATTACGCAGTGCCTTGTCCGTGGTCGCACTGAGGTTACTGGTTCCTTCAGTATCCACTTCCTTAATGATTCTGCCATGAATCGTTTTCTCAATGAGACCGAGAGTGCGTTGTCGGTTGCTGTTAATGACCCTACGGGTACTAACGAATATAACTTTGTTTTCCCGAGAATCAAGATCAACAGCGCAACTGCACCCCTTGAGGGTCAAGGCATCCGCCTCGTGAACTGTGAGTTCCGTGCCCTTCGGGACAGCACTGAAGATACCTCGTTCTACATTGAGCGCCCCGCATAATACGCCCTAGGAATCCTACTCCGGTAGGTAGGCTGGGGGCTTCTGTCGGGTGAGGTCTCCAGCCACTAAACAAGACGGTAACAGAAAATGTTACACCCGACGACATACTATTAAGATTCACCCGATAACCTAACTAAAGGATACCCGACATGACAAAAGACCATCAAAAGTCTAGTGAAGTTAAGGTGGGGGATATGACGCTCACAGAACTTCTAAAAGCAGTTGATAAGCACCTTAAAGACCAAAAGATGCGTGGTTTTAAATAAAGGATACCCGATATGTCTGACTTAATGAGTCTCACACCCCAAAAAGACACTGTAGTTACTAAACTGGTTGACCCTCGTGATGGTAGCCCTCTTACACACAACAAGAAAGAGATGTGGATTGAGCGTTACCTTCCCCACACGGCTGAGCATAAGCAAGCTCAATATAAGCGCACACAGAAGTACCTCAAGGCTGCACAGAAGTCTAAGAACACTGATGTAGATATTGATCTGTATGAGGCTGAACAAGACCGTGTAGAAGTCATGGCTGAGACTACTGTAGCTTGGCAGATTTACTTCGGTGGCGAGTGGGTAGACCTTACCCCTGAGACTGCTAAAGACATTTACACCAAAGCGTTCTGGATTGTCGAGCAACTTCAGGAAGAGGAGAACTCAGCAGACGTTTTTACGAAGGTCTAGTGTCTCAACTTCTGTCTTGGGCTGAACACGAGTTTAACCTTAACCAGACAGATGACCAAGGCATTAGCGCGAGAGAACATTTAAAACAAGTTGAAAGGTCAGCCGGATACACACCAGAAGGATTGGAAAACCCGACACAATTCCCAAGGTTACTTATGTATCTGTGGCTGGCCTTTTGTAGTTTGAACTCTGCTAGAACTGCTG